GCTATCGCGGGCGACACGTGCGCATCCACGACGCGGGCGATTTCTTTTCCGACGACTATCTTGCCGCGTGGTTGCGTATCATTCATGGCTCGAAGTGGGCCACCTTCTATGCCTACACCAAGGAAGTCTCCCGATTCAAGAGGCTGGTGGAACCAAATCCACCTTCTAATTTTCTCTGGATCTATTCGTTGGGTGGCAAGGAAGATCATCTCATTGATCACGCCCACGACCGACACGCCGACGTGTTCCCTACCATCGAAGCGGCACACGCCGCTGGTTACGAAGTCAAGCAAGCATCGGATCTCTTCGCCATCTATAGTCCACACCACGTTGGATTACTCGCCAATAAAATCCCCGCGTTTAGAAAGAAACAAGGTGAGGCCACCTTCGGTGAGCTACAAGGCCAGCGTCGTGCGCGTGCACAGACCGTATCGCCGCGCAGTGCGACTACGTTAACTCATTAAGACGCTGCTGCTTCGGGGTATGGAGAGTCATCATGGGAGCGTGGCGAACGATCACAGCGACGACGCGACGACCGACGATAAGTTTTATCCGGCGAGCGGCCGACTGCGCGTTCAGAGAACCCCGAAAAACCGCTAGGAACTGCGACAACTTAGCGCGATGTCCTGTCCTGCCCTTTCATAGCGTCGGCTAGTCTCGTTTGGGCGACATGGCCGGAATCGGTGCTTGCGTGTTTCGGAATTCGGGCGCATAAATTCCGGCGATGGCGGACTTCCCTGAGTATCGGATCGAAGCGGTGGCGGATTTGATTCCCTCGATTCTGAACGCGCGGATCCATTCGGACGCGCAGATCGAGCAGATCGTTGCGAGCATCAAAGAGTTCGGCTTCACGAATCCGATTCTGGTTGACGGCGACAAAGGCGTGGTGGCTGGCCATGGTCGCCTTCTAGCGGCGCGCAAGCTCGGCATGGATCAGGTGCCGGTGGTAGAGTTATCGCACCTTTCGGCTGAACAACGGCGAGCGTATATGCTGGCGGATAACCGGCTCGCGCTGGCTGCCGGATGGGACGAAGAAATACTGCGCGGCGAGATCAACGCGCTGCGCGAGATCGGATTCGACGTCGAGTTGACCGGCTTCGGCGAACAGGAGCTCGATCAGTTGTTCGCTGCCGACTCGGATCCAGCGGCACTCTGGAGCGGGATGCCGGAATTCAATCAGCCGAATGCTTTTGCCTTTCGGTCTATCGTCGTGCATTTCAAGGACGCCGAGGGCGTGGCTGCATTCAAGAAAGCGGTCGAGCAGCCGCAGATCACCGACGTGACCAAGTTCATTTGGTATCCGCCGGTGCCCGAAGAAAGTTACATGGATCGGCACTACGTCACCGATGAGACTCCCGCGACGGTGATTTGTCCCTACTGCAATACCGAAGTGCCGACCGACGAACCGTTGCACGATTGTATCGGTGACCGCGAACCGGACGGCGTGCGCCAATGAACCCGCGCTTCCCGATCTACATCGTCAGCAAAGGCCGCGCCGATACGCGCCTAACGAGCCGCTTTCTGGAAGCGATGCACGTTCCCTACCATGTGATCATCGAGCAGCAGGAATACGATCAGTATGCGGCGGTGATAGATCCGGCCAAGCTGCTCGTCTTGGATCCGAAATTCCAAGAGGACTACGACACATTCGACACGCTCGGCGGCACTAAGTCTCGCGGCCCCGGGCCAGCGCGTAACTTCGCGTGGGCGCACTCGATCTCGGTCGGCGCGGCGTGGCATTGGGTGATGGACGATAACATTCGTGGCTTCTGCCGTCTGAATAACAACATCAAACTGTTCGTGACCGACGGCACCATTTTCTATTGCATGGAGGACTTCGTGCTCCGGTTCAAGAACGTCGCGATGGCCGGGCCGAATTACTGGATGTTTCTGCCGAGAAAGCGGGCGAAGCCACCGCTGACATTGAACACGCGGATTTATTCGTGCAACCTGATCAGGAACGATCTGCCGTATCGGTGGCGCGGACGCTACAATGAAGACACCGACATATCGCTTAACTGCCTGAAAGCTGGCTGGTGCACGATCCAATTTAACGCCTTTGTCCAGATCAAAGCACCGACGCAGACCGTTAAAGGCGGGTGTGACGCCGACTTCTACAAGAAAGAGGGAACGTTGCCGAAGTCTCAGATGCTAGTCCGAATGCATCCCGACGTTACCAAGCTGGTTTGGAAGTTCGGTCGCTACCATCATCAGGTCGATTACAAGCCGTTTGCGCGGTTAAAGCTGGTGCCGAAGCCGGGCATTAACGTCGCGCAAGGCGTCAACGACTACGGTATGCGCCTGATCCACGAGCCGCCGCCGTGGTATGTGAACAAGAAATTCGCTTTGACCACTGCGACCTAACGATATGGCAAAACCGCTCACGATAGACAAGAGTCAGCTGGCGCAGCTGCTCGACATAACACCGCGCCACGTCGGGAGACTAACTGCCGACGGTGTTCTGACTCGGGCACGCGACGTGGATGGAAAGGAATTGCTCGGTCGCTACGAGCTAATCGCCAACGTCCGGTCTTACATCAAATATCTGCGGATGCAGGCGCGGTTAGACGACGCGAGCGAGAGCAAATACATCATGCTGCGCAACTCGAAGATGGCCGCTGACAGCGAGACGGCTACGCTCAAGCTGGCGATCTTCAAGAGCACACTGCACAAGGCCGACGACGTAGAATTCATCCTGACGAATATGTTTACGGCGATGAAGTCCCGTTTGTTAGCTATTCCGTCGCGGGTAACACGGCTGGTGATCGGGCAGACAACTTTTCAGGTGATTTACGACCTAATTTATACCGAGATTGAGATGGCTTTGCGCGAACTTGCCGACTACGACCCGCAGATGTTCAGAAAGCAAAACGACGCATACCTCGCTTCGCAGGGCGCGGATCCAGAAAACTTGAACGGCGAAGCGTATGATCGCGACACTGACGACGAGGACGACCAGCCGAGAACTGGCACCGCAGGAAATTGAAGACCGGATAACCGGCTTCGGTAACACCAACGAGTATCTTTATTCGCTCGTCGGCGTGTTGCGCCCGCCGTCGAAGCTGCCGCTCTCCGAGTGGTCGGACAATTACCGGATCTTGTCGAGTGAGTCTAGTGCCGAGCCGGGACAATGGATCACCGCCAAAGCGCCCTACGAAAAAGCGATCATGGACGCGATCAGCGATCCGTTCTGTCCGCGCATCGTCGTGCAGAAGGCGTCACAAGTCGGGATCACTGACTCGGCGATCCTGAATCCCATCGGCTATTTCATCGACGAAGATCCGTGCCCGATCTTAGTCGTGCAGCCGACAATCGAGATGGCCGAAGCCTTCTCCACCGACCGATTGCAGCCGATGCTTCGGGATTCGCCGCGTCTGCGCGGAAAGATATCGGAGCCGCACGCTCGCCACTCGGGCAACACGCTCCGGCGAAAGTCTTTCAAGGGCGGCTTTATCGCGCTCGGCGGTGCCAACTCGGCTGCTTCGCTCAGTGGTCGTCCTGTTCGCGTGGTGCTGCTGGATGATGTTGACCGTTATCCGGCTAGTGCCGGAACGGAAGGCAACCCGCTGATGCTTGCGATCGCTCGGACGAGCGCGTTTTGGAATCGCAAAATCGTTATCGTTTCGAGTCCCGGCATCCGTGGAGTCTCCCACGTCGAGCGCGAGATGGCGCAAAGCACGTGTGAGTTTTGGTATCTCGGCTGTCCGGTCTGTAACTTCATGCAGATTCTGGAGTGGGATCGAGTCCGGTTCGACGATATGACGCACCGCTGCCGCGAGTGCAACCATTACGCGCCAAAATTCCGGTGGCTACAGCACGAGGGCGAATGGCGTGCGCATCGTCCGGTAGATCGGCGCGGGGACAAGGTGCTGACGCGCGGCTTTTACATCAGCGGACTCTATAACCCGTGGATCGAGTGGGACATTCTGCGCGACGAGTTCGTCCGCGCCGTGCGCGCCAATGAAGAGGGTGACGTCGAGCCGCTCAAGGCTTTCCGGAACACGCGGCTCGGCCTGCTTCACGAGGACTCGGGCGAAAAGGTTGACGTCGATCTCTACAAACTCCGGCGCGAGGAGTATGACGCCGAGATTCCCGACGGCGTTCTAGTCTTAACGGCCGGTGTCGACGTGCACGAACGGCAGTTGAACTACGAAGTCGTCGGCTGGGGGCGCGGGCGTGAAAGCTGGGGGATCGAATACGGGATGATCGACGGAGATCCGCGCGAGCAGGACGTGTGGGACTTACTGGACGAAGCCGTTTTCGACCGGCTATTCACGACAAAAGACGGCAAAAAGATGCGCGTGCGCAAGATGGCTGTAGATTCCGGCTATGCCAGTGACTTCGTTTACGTTTACACGAAGTCCAGACAGCCCCGCGCTGTCTCGGTGCGTGGTGAAGGCGGTCTTGGAAAGCCGTTTATCAAAGGAACAGGCACACTCACGAAGTCGAATCGTGCACATCTTATCACGCTCGGTGTCGACGCGGGCAAGGAAGAGATCGTCACTCGCCTTGTTGTAGCGAAAGTCGGGCCGGGATTCTGCCACTTCCCGAAGCTGCCGAACAACGAGCCTTGCCGCGGTTACGACGAGGAGTATTTCAAGGGGCTGACCGCCGAGCGGCGCGTGGTTAAAGCGAAAAACGGTTTCCGAACCTACATGTGGATCAAGAGACTCAGCCAGCGTAACGAGCCATTCGACTGCCGGAACTATGCTATGGCTGCGCTGGTGATGCCGTGGGTAGGGATCAAGCTCGAAGAAATGAAGCGCGACGAATACGAGACAAAGAAAGTGCCGGCAGCGCGATTCGGTGCGCAAGGCCAAGCAGAAATTTACACCGAGCAGCTACCGCACAAGCAGCAGCAGCCGTCGTCCGAGCCACCGACAGTGGCTAAGTTCGGCGCGATGAACCGTCCTATGACGTAGGTCGATTCGCCCAATCGCACAGGACGTTAGCAGCGATCCGAGTTCGTCGGACTCCGGTCTCATTTTCTACTCGGACAAGCTTATCGAGCACGACGCTCGGCAGCATTGTTTCGAGCCGGAAGTCTCCCAAACGCGGGCGTCCACGTCCACGCACGATAGGTTGTGTCTTTCTTCGTAGCGTGCCCATCAGGTTGTTTCCTATCCGATATCGCTAGGTGTGCGCAAGTTATTTTCTGCGCCGAATCCGAACGCATTTAATGAGTATAAAACTTAGGGCTCTTGACAAAGTGGATCGGAACGTCTCACTGTCGCCTCTTGAATGGGTGAAGCGAACAAGACCGTTGCCGTCGTCGTCATCGAAACGCCACCCGTGACTCCACCTCCCATGGTGGTAACACCGCCCGCAGGCTTCGCTACATGGTGCGACTGGGCGCGGAAAGGATTAGCCGACGCGCTCGAAGGGATGCGCAAAGCGGGCGGCGGCGTAACAGAGTATCACATCGGGACTCGCGGACTGCATCGGAGCGGGCCTGCCGACCAGATCAAAAACGTCGATTACTGGAACGAGATGGTCAAAC